GAATTGCTGCGTATCCGCCTCCCTTACTGTACCCGCCGTGCTCACTTCCCCAACGCAAGTATGGGAAAAAAGCATATTGCTTACTCCCCGTGTACTCGTCGATCGGTCCAATTTCAATGAGATATTTCCCGCCTTTTTCATATATGTGGTGCAGCTCTCCGCCGAATGCTGTGTCTGGATCCGTGGTGTCACCCGTCCCATCTCCCCAGTCGATAGAAAGCCCCCGGTTTCCGGAAGTGCTGCCCTGGAACCAGAAATCTTCGCCGTCACAGACGTCTACGACCAGTCGGTTTATACCGTCATGCGCATAAACATATTTTGTCAAATCTTCATCAAGTGCTTCGATCGCGTCAACAAAATCGCCAGGAAAAACAAGCTGTTCTTCTGTTCCACCCTTGCTTCTGATCTCATCTGCAACCGCAGTCAGGTCATAATCTTCGACATAAAATTTAGCCATAAGTTGTGTCCCTCCCTGTTAAAAACTCTGCCCGGATGCGTTAGTCAGAAGCGCATAAACTGCGTCACGAATCTCAATTTTGTCTGCTGCAGTAATGACATAGTCAGACCCTGCCGGCCCCTGAGGACCGGTCGCACCTGTGTCGCCTTTTTCGCCCTGGGGCCCTTGCGGACCTGTCGGACCAGTTGCGCCTGTGTCACCTTTTTCACCGTCTTTTCCGTTGACGACATAGTAGACATGATCTCCAGATGCGTCTGTGATGGTGATTTTGTGGCCGTCTGACAGCGTCTCGATTGTGACTGCGGGAGATGTTCCGTCTGCGCCTTTTGCGCCCTGTGGACCCGTTTCTCCGCGTTCTCCGGTGTCACCTTTCGGACCGGTTTCACCCTGCGGTCCAACGGCTCCTGTATCGCCTTTTGCGCCCTTGAGTGAGTCACTTTTATACTGAATTCCGTCGTCCATTGTGATGATCATGCGCGCGTCTTCGTCCCAAGTTATAGACGCAATTCCTGATCCCGCAAGGATGGCTTCGGCAACAGAAAGAGAGACCGCCTCAGACGTTTTTGTGTCAAGAGATACGGTCTCGGATGTAACAATTCTGCCCGTGTTGATAGCCATTATTCGACCACCTTCGGGACGAGATTTTCTGAAACGTTGTCAACGGCTTTGATCTGAGTAGCCGCGCGCCTGCCTTCGCTGTAAAGGATATTGATCTGAATGTAGGCTTTCTTTCCGCTCGAAAAAGCACCGGTTTCTTCCTGGGTGAGCGTCACTGTGAGCTGGTTTCCGGCCTGGGTTACTTCGCCCTTTGAGAGCTTTTTGTCGACCTGGATCGAGTCCTGTTTGATGGATACGATAGCGTCTTCCATGCCTTTGACAGCGTCCTCATCTACGGTGCAAACGAGCTCATACGATGTAAAACGGATCATAAAAAGTCCCTCCTGTCTTATCTTTTGCTATTCATTTCGCGCCGGGCGATTCCGGCGATTGCGTCTGAAAACGTTTCTCTTGCGTCTCCGATTTCTAACTCGTCATGACGCTCGAGCAACACGTTGTATTTTACTTTCACCACCCTGGCAGCAACCTTCAGATGGAGTTGTTCCACTATGATGGTGACCCTGTCACCGAGAAAAAACTTGTTGTCATACACTGCACGTCCTGGATCTGCATTTGTGAGATCTATCGAAAACAGTATGCGCGGCACACCTGAAAAGTTCCGGTCCATGTATGACTGTGCTGCGGTCCTGAGCTGTGCTTCTGTTGGCTGGTCTTCAAATTCGCCTGAAAGATCAAGTGTGATCGTGCGTTCATATGGATACAGAGAAGCAGAAGACGTATGCAAAACCTTTTCCGGGAGCGTCACAACAACATTGCCATCGCTATCTGACCAGTACGGACACGCGCCTGTATAGACAGAATCCAGAGACTCTTCCTGTTTACATCCCGCGAGATTTCTTCCGTAGATGATTGGCGTTGATCTCTGCTGCCCGCGGCTTGCGTTATGCATGACGGTATAGTTGGACAGCTGAAAGTCTCCGCCGAATCGATCAATTATGCTGCCTTCCATGCCGTACAGACATGACATGAGCGATGTTGGTTTAGTGATTTTAAATTTCACATCAGTCTCTACTTTAACGCCTCCGAGCAATTCAAACGGCATGCTTACAGGGATATGAGACTCTATCACTCTAAAGGCTGCATAACTTTCATTGCCTGTATACTCACACGGCATCACCGGTATTAGCGACAGTCTCCTCGAAACGTGCTCGGCGTGTATGGCAAGCGTGCCGGACATCGTTTTTTCGACCTCTGTGATCTCGTATCGCTGCATTGAGTTGATATACTGTGCCATAATCAGATATCCAACTGCAATTGATTCTGCGTGGATTCCAGTTATGGGATACTCCATTTCCAGATAGTAGTCACCAAGTCTTTCCTCTGTGATATAGCAGGAAATCGCATCGGTAAGCGGTCCTATCCCAAGTGTCTGAAAAGACGTTTCTGTTGGCTTATAAAGTGTTGGAATCATAATACGTACCACCTTGGCGTAATCTTCAGATTCGAAATTCCACTTGAAAAAGCGATGTAGTTTTCGCCCGGCTGCAGCACAGGGAATACGTAGCCGTTAAGACTGATGAGCTCATTGTGAGAAACGTTTCTGTAAATATCGCTGCAGTTCATGGCTTCGCAATCGATCAAAAGCGCAGAGACTGAGTTGCTCGCGACCGTGACAGTAGTTCTTTCAATTGTGATCGTACCGGACCCCTTAAATGTGATCACAGGTCTGGCTGGGTATTTTGTTGGATTAATGATGTATCTATTTGACGTGATGGCAATTTCATCTGAACCAGCGTCAAGCCATTTTTCCGGCCTGCAGCTAAAAGTTATATCTGCCGTGCTGTATCGATTGCGGAAGACATTCCACTCGATACCAGACTTTACGACCGCCAGCCTGTAGTAATTCGCAGCTTCCGGGAGACCATAAAAGTGCAATTTCTGATAGTCCTGAGATGACAAAAGCGCGTCTGTGACTGTCTGACGATACGTTGTATACGGATCCACATACGCATCCAGATCTTTAAAGATTCCGACATGCACCACAACGTCAACATTTTCGTACCGATCATTAGATACAAGATATGAGCCGTTTCTGCCAGGTATCACGATATCTGACAAGTCCTGAGCAGGCGCATTGTATGTGTCAGCTGTGCCAACGTAAAGACCTGCAGAGTCTGACGAAAAGTCGCCGAATGTAAAATACGGCAGTGTCTTAAGTTTTCTTACAGTCGCCATGTATCTGTCCTCCTCTGAAGCGTCTTTGTGAGTCTCTGCGTCACGATGTCTGCAAGCTGATTGACGTCCTGGCCCTGTGCTCCATACACGTTCATCGTGATATTAGGACCTCCAGCGGCTGCTGCTTTGCTGATCATAGACATCAGTGATGCCGTGCCTACAACGGTCTCAGAACCCGCTTCTCCGCCTGCTAAGAGTTTGTTTCCCTTCATGCCGAAGATAGTCGGCGAATTAAGAATCATGCCGTCTTTCATGGCTTTTGCGTGCCAATCCACTTCAATGTGAGGGACAGATGGCGGCATGAGCGAAAAGCCTCCAGACATAGAAAAATGCGGGAGTTTCAATTTCGGCAGCTCCCACTTAAAATTGAAGAATCCTTTGATCTTTTCGATCGCGTTCTTGACCGTGTCACGTGCCGCTTCGATCTTGTCTTTAATACCGTCTTTGATCGAATTGAAGATCTCTTTGACGTGATCCCGCATACCTGACAGCGTCTCTTTGATCGCCTGGATCTTTTCTTTGATTCCATCCTTGATCGATGTGACCACGTCTTTGATCTTGTTGCCGATCTCGACACACTTGTCTTTGATCTGCTGAATCTTCTCACTGATCTTTTCCTTGAGAGAGTTAAACGCCTCAACGGCTCTGTCTTTGAGTTCAATCGCCTTTGCCTTGATTACATCCCAGTTTTCATATAACGCAACGCCTATGGCGATGACCGCTGCAATGATAGCGATGACCGCTGCAATCGTTCCGATCAGCGGCAACATCGTGACGTTAAGTGCCATAGCCACACCTGAAATAGTCGAAATAATGCCTGCAACCGGTGAGATCGCTGCGATAAGACCCAGGACTGTGAGGATACCGATCTGAACTGATCCGTCAAGATCACCCCACCACTTCAGAACGTTTTCTACGATCTTACAGATGCCTTCTAACGCCGGAATTAACTCCTCTGCCAATGCAGCACCCGCTTCCATGAAAGACTGTGTTGCGGTCCCTTTTAAGGTGTCCAACGCGTCATTGAACTGATTCGCACTGTCTAAAGCGTCCTGGCTGAGGATCAGTCCCGCGTCTTCGGCTTGTTTGCCCATCTCTTTGAGCGCAGCTCCACCATCGTCAATAATGCCAGCGAGAGAAGACGCTGATTTGCCGAAAAGTTCCTGTGCGTAGATGTCCCGCTCCGTTTCATTTGTGACCTGTGAGAGGGCTTCTAACGTGTCGTACCAGACGTCCGTGCTATCGCGCATGTTTCCATTGGCGTCTGTGATGGAAACGCCCAGCTGATCAAAAACGTCACTGCCGGATCCCATCTGTTTTGTGAGCTTTGCCATCGATCCGAGCATGTCCTGAGTGCTGACATCGATCAGATCCTGGGCATAGTTCATTTTCTGGATCTCTGCTGTAGAAACGCCGTACTGTTTACTTAAAGTGTTCAGGTCATCTGCGGTCTTACCAGCCTGGACAGCCATTCCGAGCATACCGGCAGCACCGCCTGCGGCAGCCATAGACAAGCCCTTGGTTTTTTCTGCAACCGTTCCGCTGATCTCGTGGATCTGATTCAGAGTCGGATTCGCTGCGGACAGCTCCTTCTGATATTCCTTGAGGCTGAGCGTTGTGTCTTCAATTTCGCGTCTGAGCCGCTGCTGAGCTTCCTGTGTTGCGTCAGAATTACCGGCGGATTCCAGAGCTTTGAGAGCGTCTTTTTCCTGGTCGAGTTTGTCCTTAGTCTCTTTGACTGCGTCTTTGAGGAGTGCCTGTTTCTGCTTCAGGAGTTCCGTATTGGTTGGATCGAGCTTTAAGAGTTTATTGACGTCTTTGAGATTTGTCTGGGTGTCACGGATCTTCCCGTTGACGTCTGCCAGGCTGTCCTGCAATTTCTGCGTTGAGCCGTTCAATTCGATGGTAATACCCTTGATGCGATCAGCCATAACTGTCCCTCCTGTCTATTAGTCGTTAATATTCATAAAATAATCCTTGTACTTTTCGTTAAGTTTTGGATCTGGTTC